CAGGGACTTACAACGCAAGAGAGTCTTCTTCTTATTCAAGCCAGCCTTGACGTAGCGCACAGAGGTGTACGCAAACGTCGCCAGCACTTCACGCGGATCCATGACATTCAACCTCTCTTCGTTGTCAAACACTTGCCCACAAAAAGAACTTTCTTCAAGAACGGCCGCAGCCTCAATCTTGATTTCGGCTCCCAGTTGTGCAAAGTGCTCTCTGGTCGGTGGACTAGTTCTAGTTCCAACTTGAAGCGGAGTAAATAGCGGATTTCCATCATCGCCTTCAATTTCGGTTGTGACTCTGTTACCAGTTTTCTTTGCCCAAAAGGTAACAAACATCCAATTCATAAAACCATTAGAAAAAGAGGTGTCCATCTCACCAGACATCCTCTTAGCCTCAACCGAGATAATAAACTCTTTAAACCGGCAGAAATTATCTCCCTGCTCGGCCTCCTCAATAATATCAGCCCACCAGCCACCATCAGGCAGCTCTTTGGTAAGATACCGTTGGAACCAGTTGCTTACTTTCATCAACCTCTTAACGAAAGTAGCTTCAAAGGCACTATAATCTGTAGACCGGATCGACTCTCCAACGAGATATAGATCCTGCATCATCTTATCTGGCCTTAAATGGACGGGAACTTTCTTAATGAACTCTGGACGCTCGAAGAGCTTGTCGTTACACAATTGCTGTAACGGCCCAACCAAGCATTTAAACTCATCCGAACGAGAGTTAATAGCACGAGCATGCTTGTACTCCGGATAAGTTTCGTCCTTCATGAAGCATTTCAGCTTCAAATATTCCTTTCTTCCATAATTATCTCGCTTGTTGATAATGCACTCTCTTCCGCCAGCACGTTCGAAAGCGGCATATAAATCCTGCTTCCTCCACAGCGGATACGGAGTACCCTCCAACCACGCTTCAACAGAAGTGTCAGCGTCGCAAGATATCGGGACAAACAGTCGCTCACACTCGGACTTGACGAACGCGAAGAACTCGTCGTAAATCTCATCAACAATAGGCGGCATCTGCTTACAAAACCGTTTAGCAGATCCAACACATGTTGTGAGGGGGTCCGAGGGGTCAGGATGAGGTAACGCGAAACCCTGTACATGGGGACCAAGGCTAACCTGAACAGGGGGACGGCGATTCGGGTCAACAGACCGTATAGAATGCATACGCGCTGTAGGATCAACCGGGCCGAGACTAGGA